GGTCGTTCTTATGCTGACTTGACTATGGACATTCAGTTAATTAAGTCTACCCTTATTCGTGGTCAGTTAGATAACATGTATCTAGCTAACAATGGTCGTTATGCAATATCTGACAGAGTAAACCTAGATGATATGCTAACGTCACGTCCAGGTGGTATTGTTCGTGTAGAAGGTGACCCAGGTTCAGGTATTATGCCTTTATCACATCCACCACTACCAGCATCATCATTCGGTATGGTTGAATACATGGACTCTATGAAAGAGAAGAGAACAGGTATCACAGCTTACAATCAAGGCTTAGACTCTAACAGTCTTAACAAGACAGCTACCGGTGTAGCACAGATTATGAATGCGTCTCAACAACGTATAGAGTTAGTAGCTAGAACATTCGCAGAGACAGGTGTAAAAGAGCTATTTAAACTTGTGCATTACTTGGTTAGAACAACACTTACTAAACCAGACATTATTCGTCTACGTAACAAATGGGTAGAAGTAGACCCTAGAGAATGGAAAGCTCGTAAAGACTTATCTATCTCTGTAGGCTTAGGTGCTGGTAATAAAGACCAACAATTGGTTCACTTAACATCTATCTTACAAATGCAAAAAGAAGCTATTGCTGTTGGCTTAACTAACCCTGAAAAGATATACAACGCATTAGCTAAACTTACACAGAACGCAGGCTTTAAAAACCCTGAAGAGTTCTGGGTTAATCCAGCTAATACACCTGAGCAAGAAGGTCAACAAGACAAGCCTTCTGAAGCAGAGATTATGGTGCAAGGTCAGTTGCAGATTGAACAACAAAAAGCTCAAGCTCAACTACAACAAGAGCAAGTACGTTCACAGAATGATGTTATAATTGAACGTGAGAAGATAGCAGCTCAAGCAGAACTAGAACGCTTCAAGGCACAATTAAAAGCTGAGACTGATTTAGCTATCGCACAAATCAAAGCACAATCAGGGATGATGTATGGCGGATAAGTCATTAGAAGAAGTTAAACGTGGTGAACAAGCATCACAGATATTAGATAACCCTATCTACAAAGAAGCTATGGATAAGGTTCGTGAAAGTCTTATTGCTAGTATGGCTAACAGTCCACTAGGTGATGAGAAGACACATAACAAATTAGTTATTGCACTACAATTACTAAACCAAATAAACAAGCAGCTTACTGACGTGATGCACACAGGTAAGTTAGCAGCTATACAAACGGATAAGCCAAGATTTAAAGTATTTGGTTAGTTTCATTCAGAAGTAGTTTTCCAGTATTTTGAATGAAAACCGTTTTGACAGGCAAAGAATTTAGGTAAGGACAAGCCTACTTAGGACTCTTAGGAGTCTTTTTTATTGTCTAATTTCAAGGAAATAAAACTATGAGTGACCAAGTCCCAGAACAGTCACCACAAAGTCGGTTAGAGACTATGCTTGGTGATAGTATTGAATCAGATGTTAAACCACCTGAACTTCAAGAAGAAGAAGAACAAACACCACTAGAGGCTGAAGCTGAAGCTACTGAAGAAGTAGAATCAGAAGAAGCAACAGAAGAACCAGATGAAGAGGTTGAGGAAGAAGAACAGTCGCAAGATGAAGTTCCAGCTATCCTTAAACTTAAAGTCAATGGTGAAGATGTTGAGAAGCCACTAGACGAAGTCGTAGCATTAGCTCAACAAGGCTTAGACTACACGCAAAAGACACAACAAGTAGCAGAACAACGTAAAGAGCTAGAAGCCTATGCTGAGAGTATAAAAGCTCAAGAGCAAGCCTTTCAAGAGCAGATGCAACTTAACAATGTCTTAATTGAAGATGTAGCAAAAATCACATCATTAGACCAACAATTAAACCAATATGCAAACGTGAATTGGCAACAATTGTCTGATAATGACTTTGTGGAAGCACAAAAACTTTTCTTTACATACAACCAACTACAGCAAGAACGTAGTCAACTTGTTTCACAGTTTGAAGCCAAAAAGCAACAAGTCGTTCAGAAGCAAACGCAATTGATGTCTGAGAAGATAGCAAAAGGAAAAGAAATTCTAGCAAAAGAGATACCAAATTGGAGTCCTGAGACTAACCAAGCATTGTTATCTACTGGCAAGGATTATGGTTTTTCAGATGCAGAACTCAATTCAATTGTTGACCCTCGTCACGTAAAGGTATTGCATGACGCTATGCAATGGCGAAAACTTCAACAGAATTCTACTGTAAAGAAAAAAGTATCAAGTGCTAAACCAGTAGTGAAACCTGGTTCTAAAGATACTAAAGCGGAAGCTAGCTCTAACCACCGTCAACTACGTGAGCAATTACGTAAGACTGGTAAGTCAGATGCAGCTCAAAAACTTATAGAAAACATGCTTTAATTTACAAAGGAAACCATAATCATGGCAACATCAGCAACCAATAGTTATACCGGTAAAGGTATAGCAGAGTCATTTGAAGATATCATTTTTGATATTTCTCCAGAAGACACACCATTGTTATCAATGGCAAAAAGAATGTCAGCAGGTCAAACTTACCATCAATGGCAAACAGACGCATTACAAGCAGCAGCTACTAATGCAAACGTTGAAGGTGATGACGCTTCATTCTCAACATTAGCAGCAACAACAGTATTAGGCAACTATACTCAAATCTCACGCAAAACAGTTCAAATTTCAAACACATATGACGTAGTACGTAAGTATGGTCGTAAGTCTGAAGTTGCTTACCAACTTATGAAAGCTGGTAAAGAAATGAAACGTGACATGGAGTATGCTTTAGTACGTAACCAAGCATCATCAGCAGGTGGACCAGCAACAGCTAGAACATCAGCAGGTGCAGAATCTTGGATTACTAACCGAGTAATTGCTACAGGTTCTACAGCAGGTACAACACCTGGCTTCGTAAACGGTACAGTAGCAGCTCCTACAGACGGTACTTCAGTAACATTCATTGAAGCAGACTTAAAGTCAGCTTTACAATTAGCTTGGACAGACGGTGGCGAGCCATCAACAATTCTTATGTCAGCTACTAACAAGTCACGTTTCTCTGGCTTTGCTGGTATTGCTACTAAGTTTGTAGACGTACAAGTTAAAGCACAGGCTTCAATTACTGGTGCAGCAGACGTTTACGTTTCTGACTTCGGTAACCATACTGTGAAACTTGACCGTTTCATGCGTGACCAAGCAGTTCTATGTATTGACCCAGGCTATGTTGGTTTAGCTTCACTCAGACCTTTAAGCAAAGAAGAACTTGCTAAGACTGGTGACTCAACAAAATGGCTCTTAACAGCAGAGTATGCACTTGTGGTTCAAAACCCAGATGCACATGCTAAGATTCAAAACGTAGGTGCTTAGTAATTAGATATGATATAATGGAGGGAATTAATTTTCCCTCTGTTGTATTTTTATTATGCCAATATTATTTGACCACAATAGCGTAACAGGTGTAAGTCAGTACTTTGACTATGACCCTGCTAAAGATACATACTACCTAACCTCTACTCAAGACTTGAGTGGCATGTTAGACAAGATTAAACAAGCAAGAGATAACCCTGAAATTTGGAATAAAGGTGTTCAAGAAGAGTGGGCACACTTTGCTAGTATTCCACCTGTAGTGGAAATGCAGTTAAAGCAAAAGGGTATAGATATGTATAACCCACACCAAACTAAAGAACTCATAAAAGAAATAAACGAAAACTATCCATATCTCAAGTTGACAACAAAGAATGGATAAAGAAGAAATACAAAAGATACAATTAGCCATACATGACCTTATCAATCAGGAAAAGTATGACGAAGCATTACCACTTATATATTCTGTATTAGAAGAATATCCTAATGAAGCTGCTACACTAAACTTCTTAGGTTATATCTGGTTAATGGGCGATAAGCCTGCATTTGCATATCAGTTCTTCCGTAGAGCATTACAAGAGATGCCAGGCAATAAAGCTATATGGACATCACTAGGTCGTGCAGCACATGAACTAAACATGTATGAAGATGCTCTAAAGTATTTCTTAAAGTCAGCAGAATTAGACCCTACATACGCATTAGCTTATTCTAATGCAGCAGCAACGCTAGTACAAACATCTAAATGGGATGATGCAGAGAAAGCCTGTAAGATGGCTTTAGAATGTAACCCTAACGACTTACATGGTCAACTAAACCTAGCACACACTTACCTAGCTAAAGGTGAATGGGATAAAGGTTGGGCAGAATGGCATAAGTCACTAGGTGGTAAGTTCCGTAAAGAATGGGTATATGGTGACGAAGTAAGATGGGATGGCACTAAAGACAAAACACTTATTATCTATGGCGAACAAGGTCTAGGTGATGAGATATTTTATGGTAGCTGTATTCCTGACGCTATTAGTTCTAGTAAGCAAGTCTACATAGACTGTGACCCAAGACTAGAAGGATTATTTAAACGTAGCTTTCCAGAAGCAGAAGTTCATGGCACTCGTAAAGAAGATAGCCCTGAATGGTTAGCAGATAAGAAGTTTGACTACAGATGTGCCATAGGTGGTTTACCACAGTTCTTTAGACATACGAATAAAGACTTTCCTGGCACACCTTATCTAAAAGCTGACCCTGAAAGACGTACTATGTGGCGTGGGTTATTTGACTCATGGGGTAAGAAAGTTATAGGTCTTACGACTAAAGGTGGTATTAAACATACTAACGCTAAAGGTCGTGAGCTAACACAAGAAGACATAGAACCATTATTAAAGCTCAAAGACTATGTGATAGTCAGTTTAGATTATAGCGTAGAACGCAAATTAGACGGTGTTAAATACTTTGATTTTGCAACAAGCGCAAAAGACTATGATGATACAGCAGCGTTAATAGCTGAATGTGATATGGTCTTAGGTGTCAATACGACTGCTCAACATTGTGCAGCAGCTATGGGAGTAAAGACATGGTGTCTAGTTCCTACATGGCATCAATGGCGTTATGCTCAACCTAGTATGCCTTGGTATCGTCACATGAGAATTATCTACCAAGACAATGATACTTGGAAAGAAGTTATCAATAAGGTAGCTAAACAGTTAAATGGGACTTGGTGATTGGTTAATGGCATCAGGTGATGCTAAAGAAGCTAACGAAAGAACCGGTAAAAAGGTTAAGTTAGGTGATGGCGTTAGAATGTCATGGGATGGTCAAGTATTTGCTAACAATCCTAGAATGGCTAGTAACTCTGATACAGACGTAGTATGGGTTAAAAACTATCAAGGTCATAGACCATATCTCAAAGGCACTAAGAATGGTCGGTTATTATTTAATGATGACTATAAGCCTAGAGTAGGTGAAGTTTACTTTAACCAATTAGAAAAGAAAAACATAGATAAGATAGATAAGGACTACATAGTTGTAGAACCTAATGTTAAAAGAGTCTATGCACACACAGTTAATAAAGCATGGCATGGTTGGGAAGAGTTATTTAAACATGACTTACCATGGCTACAGTTAGGTGATGTTACTGTAAAACGATATACAAAGTGGAAAGAAACCACAACCTTTAGAGAAGCATTGCAAGTATTAAGTAAAGCAAAGTTATTTGTAGGCACAGATGGTGGTTTACATCATGCAGCAGCCGCATTAGGCATACCTTCTGTAGTAATATGGACAGGTTTTACTTCACCAAGGCACTTAGGATATGATACCCATAGAAATATACATGACGGTTCAGAGCCATGTGGGACTTATGATAGCGTATGTCAACATTGCCTTTTAAAAAGCAAAGCAATCACCGTAGAACAGGTATTAGATGCAGTTAATACTGAGTGGCATAGAACGCAGAGATAACGTCTTAAAACGCTTGCAAAAGCATTGTAAGGGCATTTTAACAAGACAATGGGATGGTAAGTCTATTCCAGTCATAGTAGGTAATTTACATGGCGCAGATAAAATACAAATAGCCTGTAGAGAACAAAACATACCCTATATTCTGATAGATCATGGCTACTTTCACAGGTCATCTGACTTAGAATGGGCTAGATTATGTGTAAGTAACTACCATTGCACAGACTGGCGTGTATCAGATAGAGAAACACCTAAAGTTCACGAGTATCGTAGTGGTGAAAACGTAGTTGTGCTACCTCCAGCAGAGAAGATAGCTTATATTTACCAAACTTC